CTCTCGAATGCTTCTATGGTCTTTCTTGCCCTAGATGGATATGGAACATCATCCGCCGCGGATGAAATGAAGACCTCAGCATCGGTCTGGTTATGAATCCAGTTCAGATGCTCGTTCAATCCAGGCATGCCCCTAACAGAAGTCTCGGGGCATTGCACGATCCGCAGGTTATGCGGTCCGTCGTATTTGCTTTTGATGTCCTTAAGAATCTCCCAAGACCCATCGGTAGAGCCCTGGTCACTGAAGAGAATTTCTATCGGGCTACATTCCTGCGAGAGGACAGCGTTAACCGTCCTCCGCAGGAACTTAGCCTTATCCCTTACGGGAACTGCAAAGCAAACCCTCACCCAGTTACATCCGCTCCTGGTGAGAGGTACATCTCAATGCCGGCCGTATACTTCACGGTCCCATCGGTGCCTTTCGTCAGCGCGATCAGGTCTCCCCGAGAAAACGTGTGAGTCCCCACGTAATTCGTCGGAGAGAACTGCCCGGCCGTCCAGGTCCCGAGGTTCGCAAGCGAGGTGGTGGAGGTGCCGTTGTTGATCTTGTGAAGCAAAACGACATCCGCCGCCGCACCCGTGCCTGCCCCATCAGCCGCGATCTGAATCGACTTCAAGAGCATCGTAGTCCACGCAGCAAACTTGAACTGGGCCGAAACACCAGCCGGGATACCCCCGCCAACAGTCTGCGGGACCAGATACGCCGGGTGGTCATACGCCATGCTTTTCGTTGCCATTGCTTTCTCCTGCCGGGCAGTCTCTCTAGCCGGCTAAAGTCGGGCAGCGGGAGAAGACCCGATCCGCCCTATTTGTTTAAACCGCCGAATCCCACTTCACGATGCGGGCGTTCGCGACGTTCGCGGTGATCGCGCTCTGCACATCCCCGAAGCCGCCGAGGTAGTACCACGCAACACCCTTGGAACGCCCGTAGTCGGTCGGGATCTTGCCTCTCATCTCTTCCGGGACCGCGATAGCTTCCGCTACCGTGTCCGAGCCGAAGAAGAAGACCCAGTCCGAAGCCGCTGAATTCCACGCATCCGCCGTATTGGTGAATGCGTTGTGAGTCGTGGAATCCGCAGCACCGCCTTTCGGGATGTTGGTCTGCTCGACGAAACGGATCTTTTCGTAGCGCCCGATCTCGCCGTTCATGATCATCTTCAGCCCGGTCTCGGTGTATTGATGAAGGGCTTCCATGTCATTCTTCAAACGCCTGAACGCCGAGGGCCAGCCGAGAGCGTAGTAGTCGTCCTCGACATAGCCTGGGATGTTTCTCTCCCGCATCAGATCGTAGACCAGCTTCGAGTGGTCCTTGGTGAACGCGATGTTGTTCGTCGCAGTCGCCGTCCCGTTCGTGGTAAGCGTCAGGGTCGCGGTCGAAGTGCCGGCCGCAGCAGGAACCACCCTCAGAAGGGTGCGGTTGAACTGCGTATAGGCACTCGCATCGAACCACTTCGTTGCATCGTTCTTCAGGACCTTGTTGATGATCGTCTTCACCGGATGCTTGGAGAGATCATCCAGCTTCCCCGAGTACGGGACGGAGTTACCGCCCTCGTTCATCGTGAGAGTCCCTTGGACGATGGTGTAGTTGGTCTCCGGCATCGTGTTCGTTTCCACGAGGGTTTGAGTCGCCCTCGTTGCAACGTCCAGATACACGTCCCAGGTAAAGACATCGCCCTTTTTCTTGCCGCCAAGAGTGGCGTCCTTGACATCGCAGAACTGCGCTCTGTTACTTGATAACCAAGCTGCCGCTTGGCGGGTGGTCATTTCTGCCACCTCTCACGGTCGCCCGTGAGGCCAGACTATGTCACCAGGAGACTACTTCTCCTGCTCTACGTATAGTCGTTGAGGGGTCGATATGCAGCGCTTTTTGATTATTCCACTCTCCAAGCAGACGCTTGAAGGTCTCTGAGCCAACGTAATCAAACGACCACGAATTACCGCCCTTAGGGCAGCTCTTCACATATCGAATGATATCGGCCATGACCTTCGCCATTTCCTGCTTGTTGGAGAGATGCGGCGCTACAGCCTCAAGAACCTTGAGGCATGAACCTTGGCTCGTGACGCAGATGCCCAACTGATTCTTCCATTGGGAACTACGCTTTCTATTCATGTTGTAGAAAAAAACAACTCCAAGCTCAACATAGACGCGGGCAATCTTTTGAATCATCCGAACATCGGTGTTGTAGACACGTACCTTAGCCATCAGATACGGCTTGTCGTTGTCGGCGATCTTTAGGTCAACCCCAAGAGCGCCCTCTCCATCAATGATGCCTGCGAGCCAGGCTAGATCGACTTCCCTGCTGGTTGTCCGCACCCGCGCATTTTCACGCTGTGGTAGCTCGGGATACTCGGTTCGTTCCAGCATACAGTTGAGTTTTATTTCCGCCTATTTGTTAACGGAACTTGACCAACGGCTGCACTGCGTGACGAAGTTCTTCCGACAGATTGAGCGAGTACATGAAGCCACCCAGGCTGTTCACAGCCCAGACTTGACCTGCCATGATTCTTACTCCTAGAGTTGGTGCCGAGCCTTCCGCATGCGGTCAACGACCTCTGACGCAGAGGGCTCTTTGGGTTGAGTTGGAGCCGGCTGCCTAGCTGCAGCAGTCGGGATCGTGACGACAGACGCCTTGCGCTCGTGACGGGTCAGGTCTTTGGACGGCGGGGTAGGAGATTTTTCCTTCAGCCACTCCCGCAGACCTTTCCCGATGTCCTCGTAGACCTCGCGGTAGGGCCGCATATCGCCCGCCGCTCTGATTCGTTTCTCCTCCTGGGAGAAAAGGGTCTTTAACTTCGGATCACCAAGGATGTCCTTGAACTCGTCATGCGCCCACGTCGTCGCCTCTCGGAACTCAAGGTATTCCCCGACCTCACTCAAGGTAAGCTCGGCCGGTTTCCCGGCTTTGGCCGCCTCGGAGATGAGGCCCTTTAGGGCTTGGCTCGCTTCCGTTTCGCTGCCGTACTGGATCTTCTTCACCGCTTCGATGAAGCGATCGTCGGTCAGCTTCTCCACGGCCGCGGCGCCCTTATCGGGTGGCGGCGGCACGTCTTGATTCGCTTGCTTCTTCGCATCCTCGAGAATCCGCCTGGCCTCGGCTTCGGCTTCCTTCTTGAGCCTGGCGGACTCCTCTAATCTCTTGTCGGCCGCTGATTGCTTCTGCAGCGCCTTGATCCCAGCTTCTCTTACCGCCTCCTCGTCGACCTCGAGCTCCTGGCCGTCAACCTTGATCTTGACCTTTGCCTTCGGAGTCTCTGCAGGCGCTCCTACAGGGGCTTGAGTCTCGCCACTCCCGGCAGCAGCCTCGGCCTTCTTGCGCTCTTCCTCGGCCTCCACAAGCGCAGCGCGGGCCGTTTCGTCCAGCTTTTCCCATTCAGCCGGGTCGGTGCCCTCCGGCATCTTGGCCGTATGGTCGGCTGGTTCCAGGACCGAGATGTCCCCCCCACCTTCCTTGAACTCTTGAGCGAGTTGTTCCTGCCTGGCCTTGGCAATCTCGGCCATCATTTCGTCACGGGGATTCACCACGCCCTCACGGGTAGCGGACATAACGGTCTCCAAAATGAAAAAGGCCGCTCGGCATTACCCGGTGCGGCCAAGGGGGAAGTCTTTGTTTAGTCTTCGGGTGTTTCTAGCTGCTGCAATGCCTGCCGGCCGGCTGTGATCATCTCCGCAAGCCAGCCGGTAAAGCTTCGTGCTCTCCACAACTGCGCCTGCAACTGCTGAATGCGCCGTCTCCTCCAGGGCGAGACATTGGCTAAGGCGTCAAGGGCTTCGCGCTCCTCTTCCTCAGCCCTTGCCAGCATGTAGCGCCCAAGGTCAGTCTTTAGAAACTCCTCAGCGTCTTTCCCTAAAATCGCCTCGGCGTATAGGGCCTGGGTGCTTAGATCGCTCATGCAGGCTGAGGTCTATTCCTGGCAGCGATCTTTGCGGCTTCTTTCTGCGCCTCGACCTTCTTCATGGCGACAATGAACTCCTTGGCAATGCGCCGGTTCTCCGCGGCAATTTCGGCGTTCAACCTTCTTTCCTCAAGCGCGAAGTCGTGCCTCATCTTGGATGTCTCGCGCTCGTATTCGGCCTGCGCCATCTGCTCGTTCAGAATTCCCTGATCAATGGCCTGCTGGCGCTTGATCTCGAGCTGCATCATCACGGCCTCTTGCTTCTCGTTGGCCTGCGCGAGCTGCTGCTGTAGATCCTGAATAGTTTCCTGGGCCTCCTGCATGATCTGCTGGATTCTCGGATCCTGTCCTTCCTGGATGAACCGCCCGCCATCCCGGTACCCAATAGCCGCGAACACCTCCTTGCCAAGCTCTTCGGTGTTGAGCCCGGACTGCCCAAGGCTCACGATCTCAGCGAACGCCCTCGCCCCCGTAAGAAGCTTGTTCAGCCTCATCATCGGGTCCGTAGCGCCCATTCCCACGTTCACCGTAAGCTCTATGTCGGTGTCGAAGGTGTCGTCAGTGACCTCGGCCCCGAGCTTTTCACCCATCAGCTTGATGATGTTCTCGTCGGTCTCGTAGTGCTTTTCCAGCTTCACGAGCTGTCTTAGTACCGGCTCGACCCACGTCTCCGTAAAGGTGCGAATGGTGTACTCTGTCAGTTGATTCGCCCCCTGACCCATCAGGTTCATTCCTCCAACCGTCTCGTTCAGCTTTCGGTTCGTCATCACCGAGCCTTGGGAGAAATTCCCCACAAGCTCGTCCATCTCGATATTCAGCCTGTCCTGCTCCTGGTAGGACGAAGAAGTAACATCCTGGTAGTCCAGAACCTTGACATCCGCCTCCGGATCGCTCGCCAGGGTGATGGACCCCGCAACACCACGCACCAGGCTTTTGAGGTCAACCTGCGCCCCACGCTTGACGATGTGCCGCTTGTTCATCACAAGACGGACGTTGTCCATGCGGGAGTTCGTTACCTCGTTGATCTCCTTTTGGACCTCCTTCCCTAGCTCCGGGAATCCACCAGGGTAAATCTTGTGCGTCTCGATGATGGCGCAGCCCATCACGTAAGGCCTGTCACCGTGGAAGTAGAAGTCCGACAATGGCTTCACCTTCCTGGACAGCATGTGCTCAGTGCCCAACGTGTAGTAGCAGAAGTCCTCTCCAGACTTGCGCACGATGTTCTTGTGCACCCACACGATGGAGAAATCATTGACCGGGTTGGCGGAGTCTTTCGAGTCCTCCCGGTTGCCCTCCCTCACCGCTCGAGTCGTATCGAACGACTGCTGCGTCGCAGACTTGAGGAGCGAGTCTTCTGGGATCTCCCACCCCTCCTCCCCCGTCTTGGGGTTAGCCCTCCCCATCTCCTTCAGATCACCCAGGTACATCGGGATCAGATCAATGAGGTAGGGCGAGGTATTGACGGGGTCGGTCCAGACCGCACCCCGGTCAATACGCAGGTTCTCGACCGGCCTTAGTTCAATGCACGGCCGATCTTCCAGAACCGTGTAGTTTTTCGTCTCCTGAAACAACGGCCCGCCGTCAATGCTCAGTAAAGGCGTCCCCGTAGACTCGTCTATAACGTACTGCTTCTCCGAGTCCACCTTCTCTCTGTACTTCCAGCTTTGATACGAGCACACCACCCCTACTGTCATGGCGTCCTGTAGACCGCCGATCAGCGTCATGAACCACGGAATGGACTTCGTGAGCCTGTGCTGCAGCAAAGCTTTGTAGAGCTGCGCCCCGAACGCCTGCCTCGGGTCCTTGGGGTTCGATGGGTCCAGGTTGACCACATCTATGTTGCTGAAGAACGCCGCAGCCGCAGCCGCCTCATTCTTGCGGATCACGCTGCGCGTCTTCGGCCTGAAGAGCTTGGAGCGGTACTTGTACGACTCCGTCAGGTACTTCGAATCCGAAGGATGCTTCGACTGAAACATCCGAAGCGCGTCCTCCATCTGTTTGCGGAAGTTCGCGTCGAAGTAAGTGGTCGAGGCTGAGT